ACTCATCATGATATTAAAGATGAGTTCGATTGGTTCATGCTCTTTTATCTATTCAGACTATGTGGTTCTGGTATTAACTACGTACCAAGATACAAGAAGGATCATATCAAGGACATATTAGGGACGCACGGCTTCGGTAATTTCTGGATTGTAGATTCTATATTCAAAAACAGGTTTACATGGCCAGAATGGAAAGAAGATCTCAGGAACCGCATCCCACCTTTCACAGATAACAAAGGCTACTTACTTCCTCAGTTTACATTTGAAGGTGAAACACGTGGACACTTAAGACGTTTTATCATTGATCATGCAGAAGGTTTAGTTCGTCATATTTTTGAGCATGTTACAAAGAATAGACTAGACATCTATCAAGTGACTGATCTAGGTAACGCTTATTTGAAAGATCAAGGGTTTAAGAAGCAGAACTTTGTTTTGACAGCGTTCGCTGCTGACTTAGGTGAATATTATCCTAACTATGTTAACCCTAAAGGTTGGGTATACGCTGGAACTAATGCTATTCGTTGTATTAAAGCAATCTTTCCTAAGGTTAGCTCTAAGGTAAACGAGTTCGAATATATCAATGAAGTACTACAATTCTTATCTAATCGTTATAATCTAAACCCTATTGATTGTGAAGATAGTCGTGCTTGTGACGTTGTACGCTACTTCCAAGAGTATCAGTCTGACGATCACATTATCAAGAATAATGGTCGTAGAATGAAGAACAATACCATTCTTAAAAAGACCTGGGGTGATGAAAAGTATTACGACTTTGCAACTAAACTAAAATAGTGATGTATCTTAATAAAGCGACAGATCAATCTAATCTAGACATGTCAAATGGTAGAGATCTAAACTACTACCTTGAAATGACAAGAGACTATAAGCCTGATTTTGACTTTACTATCAAACAGATCGATGGCTACAATGTGATTGATGATGGTGAATTTCAGTATGGTACTAAAGCAAAGATGGGCGACTTCATGATCAGCCAAGTGAAAGAAGACACGTTAGTCTATGTTGCACCTAGAACAGGCTATGCCCCTTACTCACTTACATATTTAGCAAAGAAGTATAACAAGAAGCTTGTACTATTTATGCCAGCTTCTAAAGAAGCATCTGAACACCAACTACGTGTTATTGAAGACGGTGCAACACCTATCTTCTTAAAAACACCAGCAATGCCAACTATCAACGGTTGGGCAAAAGAGTTCGCTGAAAAGATTGGCGCAAAATATCTTCCATTTGGTCTTAAGCACGAACAAGTTGTAGCAGGAGGTGTTAAGATATTCTATGAAGCGTTTAGAGATCAAAACATAGACGAGATGTGGACCGTATTTTCTACAGGTGTTTTATCAAGAACACTTCAGATTGCACTTCCTAACACAAAGTTTAACGCAGTCGCAGTTGCAAGAAACGTACAACCTGGTGAATTAGGCAGAGCTAAATTCTATAGTCACACAAAAGAGTTTTTGAAAGAAGCAGATGTTACTACTCCATTTGATTGCATTAAAACATACGATGCAAAAGGTTGGGAGTATATGACTAAATACGGTAAAGTGGGCGATTGGTTTTGGAACGTTGCAAGAAACATGCCTAAGCCTACAATCAAGCCAAGTGACGTTAATTCTCAAAGAGAGTGGGGTGATAAGACCGATATCACTAAGTACTTAGGAGAATGATTTTATCCTTTTACAATTCTGTTTTATATTTATTCCATGAATATACTAGAACAAGCTAACGAGATCATCTACAAGAGATCCGAAGAGAAGGCTCGTCAATACGGGCCAATGCAAGAAGGTATGCAAGAGGCTGCTAAAATTGCATCGTTGTTAAGCCGTAAAGAGTTGACTGCAGTTGACATGTACAATTGTATGATTGCACTCAAGTTGTCGAGGCAGGCTTACAATCACAAAGAAGACAATCTACTCGATTGTGTTGCCTACATTGCTTCATTAAATGATTATCAAAATGCTATTCACGATGAAAGTACAAAAGTTACGAGACGTAAAAACACCAAGTAGAGGTACATCAGTTTCAGCTGGTATTGACTTCTATGTGCCAGAAGATTTTGAAACAACAGTATTAAAGCCAGGTCAGTCTGTCTTAATTCCATCAGGAATCAAAGCACAAGTTCCAAGAGGCTATGCTTTGATTGCATTCAACAAATCTGGTGTTGCTACCAAACAAGGACTACAAGTTGGCGCTTGTGTAGTTGACGAAGACTACGAAGGCGAGATCCATTTGCACATGGTTAACATATCTGACAAAGATCAAACTGTAGCAACAGGCCAAAAGTTAGTGCAATTTGTGTTAATCCCAGTATGTTACTTTGATATTGAAGAAGTAGATGAGTTACAAAACAGAAATACAGAAAGAGGTTCAGGAGGCTTTGGATCAACAGGACTCTAAACAGTCTAAATTAGATCAAGTATTTTTGAACATAGCAAAAGAGATTGCTACTTTATCACATTGTACTAGATCAAAAGTCGGTGCAGTTATTGTTAAAGATGGTAACATTATTTCTTTTGGGTATAATGGTATGCCTAAAAGTATGGACAATTGCTGTGAAGATAAAATGTATATGGCTCATGATGCCAGTGGTTGGATTGACATAGATACGATAGAAGAGACTTGGCCTTTTAAAGATCACTTAGGACAATACAGACTAATTACAAAGTCAGAAGTGGTTCATGCAGAGTCAAATGCCATCTTAAAAGCCGCAAAGAATGGCACTCCAGTAAACGATGCCACTTTATACTTAACAATGTCTCCATGTATAGACTGCTCTAAACTTATTTTGCAATCAGGTATAAAAAGAGTTGTATATTTGAATGATTACCACGACCAAAAAGGTGTATCATTTCTTAAACAGTTTATAGAAGTAAAACAATATGTTATATAAAAATGCAACCGATGCCTTCGAAATGTTGTTCAACGACATTATGACTGAAGGTGTAGACTTTGCTGGCACTAAAGCACTATTCAATCAATCATTTACATTACAAAACCCACAAGACAAAGTTGTAACTACACCTCAACGTAAGTTCAATCAAGAGTATGCTGACTACGAATGGTCATGGTATCTAGGAGGCAATCGTGATGCTAGTGAAATATCTGAGCGTGCCAAGATCTGGAAACAAATGATGGTCCCAGGTACTAACGAAGTTAACTCTAACTATGGCTACTTCTGGAAGTACAATGATCAACTGTCTCGTGTTATCAACGATCTTAAAACAAACAAAGAAACAAGACGTGCTATCGTTGTTCACTACTCTCTTGATGAACTTGATAGATACAAATATGATACGCCTTGTAATGACGTGCTTAACTTCTATATCAAAGACGACAAGTTACACATGACAGTGTTTGCTAGATCTATTGACCTTGTGTTCGGCTTCTCGAATGATCAATACACATTTGCTAATTTGATGGAGTACGTTGCAAAAGATATTAATTTGCCTATTGGTCATATGCATTGGTTCATTACTAATTGCCATATCTACCCAAGACACTATGATATGCTTAAATAATAAAATGAATAAAGGTTATGATGTTTCCAGTTGCACTATCTAGAGAGTTCTTAGAACAAGAATTGTCTAAGCTTCAAAAAAAGACTTACAACCAATTCCAATGGTGGCGTAGGTATCAAACAAGAAAAGTACTTCATGATAAAAAGCCTCTTGAAGAGAAGATCTTGAATGGTGACTATGAGCATTCTGATTATTACTATCAAGCACTACACGAGAATTATCTTCTTGAAGACAAGATCAAAGACGTAAAATACTACGAGAGTAAGTTAAATGACATTAGTTTGTTTAGAACTAGGTACAAAAGGCTTATGGACGATTATGAGAAAGATGAGAAAGAGCTGATAAAAGATCTTCGTCGTGATTTTAGAGTTGTGTTTAGAATAACATATGAAGAGTTAGATGAGATCATGGCTAACTTTGATGGCACAACTCATGAATTGTATCTACATGTTAAACAATTAATGAAAGAACGTCGTGAAGCTGAATATAGTCAAGTTTCCAAGTAAGTGTGGTAAACACCAGTACGCTAGTCTATTCTACAAAGACGACATAGAAAATCCTTTAGGTGTCGTTGGTTTAAACCCATCTGTCCTTAAAGACGGTAAGAATGCAAC